CCTTTAAAGATACTTTTGAACCTCTTTCATCTATTTGTTTTAGTATTTGTTCTTTAGTTAGCATATTAATCTACAACCTCAAATGTTATCTTTTCATCATATATTTCCGTAACTCCACCGATTACCATTTTTATTTTTATACGATATGTGCGATGTATAGGAAAATCATTGGTATCTAAATAGAAATAATTTGATACGGAATCGCAACTAATTTTACTATAATCTCCAAATGGTATTATGATTTCGTTTGTAATATAATCTTCAATCTGATAGTAGCAAGTTTGTGGAAGATATTTATTCTGGTCGTATTCAAACGCATCAAATGATTTAGTTGGATACTGATCTCTACCTTTAATTCTTATTTTGTTTTTAGAATTTTTTAGGTATTTTCTTTTAAGGTTAAAGAACACAATTTTAGTATTTTCAAATGTATCTGATTCAACTGTAGATGATATAGGTTGTAATGAACCGGTATTGAATATCTGGTCATTCCAGACAACTTCTAATTTTGGTTCATATATTGTATTGGTTTCCTTTGAATAGAATCTTAAAACACCATAATCAATAGTATCCTCTTCATTAGGTAATGAGTGTCTAACTATAAATCCATTATTTGGAATAGAACCACTCAACCATAAATTTACTATACCAGTTACATTCATTCTAACATCATCATCCTCATATGAATATGATTGTGACGCTTCCGAACCGGTATACCAAGTTCCACCTTCTGCGTTTGCAGAACCGGTTGTTCCGGCAACATATATTGCACTACCGCCTGTAGTATTATCTTGCCATTTATTTGAACCATCTCTATATTTCCAACTTATCCCATTTGAGGTGATATTATCAAACTTTGTGCCCGTTCCCATTGACCAACTTTGAGATACTGCGTTTGCATAAATTGTATATTCGGTAGGTATTGCTTCCGATTTGGCAGCGTATAATCTTAAATATGCGTTCCAACTACCGGTTATATACCCACTCTGAATAGAGCTAGATATATCCGATACATCAAATTTGACAAATGTTCGGTAAATATCTTTTATGTCTCCATAGTAAAGTTTGCCTACTTCTAATAGTTCATCTAACCCAGAATTTTGTTCAGGTTGCTGTAGGTATACAGATGCGTCATATAAGGATGTGTAGAATTTATGCATTATAGTGCCCTCCCTTTAATATCTTTATTTGGATACTTTACTTCAAAGACGCTTGGGTCTAATGATGGATATATTATTTTACCCAAAGTTGCAGTATCTACATCATATGAATACGAAGAATACAATCCACTATCACCATATAAATTTTTTATTTTAACAGATGGAACACTCATAACACCTTCCACATTTGCAAGTATTAACTCTATTTCAGAAATGTTTATTGGTTTATTAAATGTCCAATTGTCTATATCAAAATATGTTTTCATTTCGGATAAACATCTTGCTAAAACTTCTGATTTATTGTAGTTTGAATATACAATTATATCAAAATCAATTCCGATATTTATTATGAATCCGTCAAGTATATTTACAGCATCCGTTAGTAATCTATATTCAGAAATATATGTTTTTAGATTAAATTTGCAGGCCTGGTTTAATGTTGTTAGTTTTTTATTACTATCAAATCCAAGCGTATACATATTTATCGCAAATGGATTATTTTCAATCTGAATATTGTTTTCAACATTACTATCTAATTGTATATCCTGTGCTACATGAACTTTAGCAACACTACCATATTTTTCTGGCATAGTTAAGGCTCTAATTATATAGTCTTGTTTAGTAACCGCCCTATTTTGTGCCCCAAAGGCTGCAATCGCATTTTGTCTAATTTCTTCTAAAGATTCGGCTCCTCTACCACCGGTAGCAGCTTCATTATTTTCAACTGCAACGGATTGTTTTATTGTATTATATAATGCTGTATTTGTAACCGACAATAAATCTTCATCAAATGTAATTGATGACAAATTAGTTAATGTATTTGCATTAACATTTGCTGTTACTCCTCCTCCTACTAAATATTTAATTCTCAATGTTTTTCCAGCAGGTGAAACTCCAAGCGTATTTGTTTTAAGAAAATTTGAAGGGTCTATATTACTATTTAGTCTTTCAATTGAAGAGGCTAATCCCAATCCGACATTCTTTGATGAAGGTAATATGATTTCATTAAACTGAGTACTATTTCCATTACCGAATTGTAATATAGTTTTATTATCTGTACCTATTCTGACACAAAATCTATTTGGAACTTTTTGTAATTCAAGTATGTATGGGACTGTACTAGAAAATTGATAATAGTTTGAATTATACTCAATATTTGGCTTGTCTGAGAAAATAGTTTCCTGCGCTAAATATGGTACTTCATACCATTTTGTATTTGTTGATGTATCAATAACCGATACTATGGAAATAATATTTGTATCGGATAATTCTATTGTTGGATAGTCCGTTGCATTTGATGGAATTGTTACTACTGTCTCATATATAGTAGCAGATATAGCTTGAACTTTTTTAGAAACTAGATATAATTCTGGTATATTTGTAACGGCTTGTGTTTGATATACAGATATTTCTCGGTTTGTATCTTTACTAAAATCAACTACTTCTGTAGTTCTAAAAACAATTGAGCTGTTTTCTTTTGAAGAGACCTGCATTCCTTCATTTATTCTTAAATAATATGATGAATCCGGCTCATAATTAGTACCAGTATTACCACTTGATTTATAAATAGACGGAACTAATTGATATACAGTAAGAGTTGTAGCAGCGGGAGTAGTTACTTTTGGTTTATATCCCATAGCCTGTGCTAATGCAAGAATATTTTTTCTTTCATTTGCATAAGAGATAATTGATTCCTTTAATTGTGTGTCTTGGTAGAAAGATAATAAATCTCCAATAAAAGATGCCATTTCAATAAATACCATACCCGGAGATGCATCATTAAAATCGGAATATGTATTAGGGAAGTAAGTTTTTGCATAATCAATCAAATTTTGCTTTAAGGAAAAAAAATCCTTACCCACGTAATTTATATCACGTTTCTCTCCCCAAGATTTTTTTACCGATTGTACCGCCATTATTGTTTAATATTTAGATTGATTTTATCTGTTATTTCTGGATTTATTTTTAATGAAAATGCTATCTCAACTCCAAAACTATTTATTTCCTTTAATTGATCAGATGCATCTATAAAAATCTGGTCTATGTTTATATCTGGTAACCATTTGTCTGTAGCTTCTAATATAGCTTCTTCAACCTTTTGCTCTATTTCATCATCAATTATTTGGTCAAAGATAATGTTCCAAATTTTACAACCAAAATCAGGTTTCATTGCCCGTTCACCTTTTTTGGTCATAATTAAATTGTAAAGATTATCTTTAGCTTGGTCTAATGTTGTAAAATTTACAGAGAATATCCCATTTGAATTTGAATCGGACAAAGTAGATATACCTAAAACTTTGTAATCATTTTCGGGTAAATCCTTTACTTTTATGCTTCCTAATTCAATTGCCATAATTACTTAAATCGTTTAACTAATTCTGTGTAATCTCTAGTTAACGCTTTGGTAACTGCATCTACACCTTCCATATTTGTTTCAATTGGTTTTGTAACAGACGATAGTTTAGAACTATTCATTTTAATTTCTCCCCAATCTTCTTCCGATTCTCTTTGGATTGAGTCTAATACACTACCACCCATCATACCCGCCATAGGATTTGCTCCTGATGCTCTTTCTTGAGCAGTGAATGGTTTGGTTTGATTAAGGATTTCGTTTATAGCTGAGTTCTTTGTATACTCCTTTTTTTTAGTTGGAACTCTGGGATACATTTCAGTATTATATTCATAAACGGCATCATACGGAACATCCTTTGTATTTTCTTTAACTTTACCGAAACCGGTTCCCTGTACAATCTTTGCACCACCTCCTATTTGCGTTTTTGGAGTGTTCGTAACCTTCTGCGTTTCGGACAATTTTACTTTACCAGATTTTAGGAGTTTAGTTACTTCCTCTTTAACCTGTTGTTTCACTTCATTTTTGACTATTTCCTTTATTAGCGATATTAAAACATCTCCTTTGGGCATAATTTTGGTGTTTTCTATAAATATAAAAAGATTTAATTTGTATTAAAACTATCAGTTTGGAATATTAGGAATAGTTGGAATTGGTATTTTTAACTTAACAACGGGTGTTGGAATACTTGGTACAGGCAAATTTTTTACAAATTTATCAGTTATTTTATCTAATGGTGGTGGTGGTATATCAGGTAAAGGGGGTTTTGGCTTATCTGGAATTTTTACTCCACTTAAAATTGGTGGAACAGGCGGGCCTTTTTTTATAATATAACCCTTTAATCTCAAAATCATAGGTGTGGGCGGGCTTGTCGGTCCGCCACATTGGGCCAATACCTGCACCGTACCCTCTACATTCTGCATATACTCATTTGCTGCTCTTACAAATGGGCCTCCCCAAACTATTTTGTTAACATTTATAAAAGAAACACTTGGTTTTGTAAATTCTATATATGGTATTTTTGGCACTAATCCCTTTACAAGTTCTTTAGCCTGTTTTTTCAGTTCTTCTTTTTCTATTTTACTCTTTTCTTTAATCTGCTCCAATTCTTCTTTTGTAGGAATACCGGTGATTTCTACACCTTGTAAATCTTCTTTAATTCCTTTTAAGGTATTTTCTACATATGTTTTTATATTTTCTCTTGTTGGTATTGGATTTGGTTTTTCTTTTAAGTTTTCAATAGCAGTTTCTATTGACTTTATTAAGTTAAGTATTATTGATTTTTGTAAATATTCCTCTATCAAAGCTTCTACTTTTTCAACAAACTGGTCTATTAATTTGTTAAGTGCTTCTTTTATAATCTTTTTTCTATCTATTTTTACTTTAATTTTTTTCTTTCCTTTTTTAAGTTGTGTCCCAGCTGATGCTTTTTTTGCTCTGGCCTCTTTTAGTTTTTTAAGCAGGTCTTTTATTTTTTTTATAATTGGTAGTTTTTCTATTTTTTCTGAAAGTTCTTTTGGTTCATCTATTGCCGATTGTTTTTTAAGAAGGCGGACCGCTGCATCATATACATTTATTGTAATGGTATCCGGCAATACTACGCCTGTTTGTTTAAGATATTTTTCAATTAAATCTTTGGGAGTGGTAATCGTAATTGTTTGTGATTTAAAAGCGTCAACTAATTGTTTTAATATTTCAACTTTAGCTTTGTTTTTTGCAGCTGAACTTGCAACTGCTACGAAATTGGGTCCAAGAATTACACATTGTGGCATATCAACCGATGTAGTACCGGCCCATCCTTGAGGTTTTAATAATGGATTTGGAATAGGAGAATATTCTGCTCCTATCCAATATGCATCAAAAACTTTTGTCAAATCTTCAGATAAGTCTATGTTTTCTCCTTCTTTTTTAGAATTTTTATCCAAAACATTTTTTAGGGCAGTGGACATTGCCTCTTTGTTTCCGTTAATAACATTGACCTTGTAGAACCGATCTCCGCCAGTTTTTACAATTTTATCGTATTCACTTGCAATAAAATCTGCTATATCTTCATTTTTTGTTAGGCGGCCGGACTTTACTGCTCTTTGTACATTTTTCAAATACCTAGCCCACATACACTATTTTGATAAAAAATTTCTATTAGATAGAATACTTCTTAATTCTTTTTGTACTGTTACAATATTTGTAATTGTGCCGGGATCTAATTTTCCAGGTCCACCACTATTTGTATATATTGAATTAACCATAGCTTGACACAATTTATTTAATAAATCAATAAGTTTATTACCCAAAACCATTTGCTGTATATCAGCGTCTGGGTTTCCAGATTGTTTTATTACAGATTTATTATCTTGCTTTCTTCCTAAGTATATTTTACCATCAGAAGTAAATACAAATTGATTATCACCTTTTGTTGTAAACTCTATACCAGTTTCTGCGTCAACTAAAAATTGTTGAGCAGAATCAATAGTAAAATTACCATCTGTTATTGTGCCTATATTTTTTTTACCAAAGATTATAACTTCATTAGCCTTAGATGACATTATAAGTCTATCCGAATTTATGTAGATTTGATTACCTATTAATTCTTTAGATTTTGGGTACTCCTTATATGCTTTTTTCTCTTTTTTAACTGTTTCCTCAAATGGAACAAGTATATCTTGAGATGTCATATATAATGATGAACCATCTTTATTTATATCTTCTACTGCCAATTTTCCTATCTTTGAATTTGTCTCATCTTCAGATTGAAAATTTCTTATTAAAATGGATGGTGCAGATTCTTTAGTAGAAAATCCCTGACTTAATCTTATACTATTACCAACTCGACCAGTTATAATTGTATCTCCTATGTATGGTTTTAATAGTTTAATTTTTTCATTAACATCAAATTTTAATGTATTTGAAGGTTTAGCGGATTCAGCCTTTGATGAGTTTGCCCCAACAGCCGAAGCTTCACCATAATTTTGTGATTTGTTTGTTGTTGATGTTTCTTTTTCTTTTGGTTGCGATGAAATGAATGTTTCGTAGTTTTGTCTATAGTTAGGATATGCTGTTCTAGAGAATGGTAAATAATACAATTGCATTGATTGGTCAATATCATAAATTTTTAGTATTATTACCGTTTCACCTTCTATTGGATATGATATATTATTTTTATCAAATGGTATAGCTAAAGGCTTATCTGTTATACTGTATGTACTTTCCCACTCTATAGCGCCTAACCACGATACATTTTTTTGTTTACCAGACTCACCCGAATGAAACTCATTATTTTTATTATATACTATTATATAGTCTTTTTCTAAATCTAAATCATTTAGATCCTTATAGTCTACATAAACTTTTTTTACCGTAGCTAAGAATGCTTCAACGGGTTTAGTACTAATCATAGTTTTCCTTTTATTTCTTCTATATCAATTTGTATATCAGATAATCTGTCTTCTGATTTGGCAGCAAAGTTATCAACAACTTCTTCCATTTCTTGCAGTAACTGCTTTTTTTCAGAGTCACTTAACCATCCATCCTCACCAACATTTTTATTTTCGGCAATAGCAAGTCGTTGTGCTATTGTTGCTAATTTGATTAATTGTTCGTCATTCTTTACAGATATCTCTATGAGGTCTTTTATTATTGGCGCAACAACAGTTGCTTCGCCAACATTTTTTATCAGTTTGCGAAGCGATTCTATAAGTTCGGAAATGTTTTTCTTTTTATTTACTTGATTATCGTAAATATCTTTGAATAGAGAAGATAGGTTTTTACCATCAAATAGGACAAATTCTTTTGACATATATAGTTATTTATACTAATAACTATAAGTTCGGAGAAAAGTTTGAATTAGTGTCTATATCACCATCTCTAAGATATTCATCAAGCAATTCCATTTGTTTTGATTTCATCTTATTAACTACTTTTGTAATGTAATGAGTTGGATATCCTGTCATCTCTCTTATGAGTAGATACAATCCCTTTTTGTTAAAATTCTCAATGTAATCAACTCTCCTAAATAATTCCAAAACCGCATCAGCAATCTGTAAATCTCTTTTTTTAGAGAAGTGCGTTTCAATATTTAAATCCCAATATTCTAGCATACGCTTATTGAATATTCTATATTCACTATTAAGGTTATCTTGCTCCCAACTATTTTCTTTATCCCAATTTTCCGGCATATTAGAAATTACATCGGTATCTTTGTATCGTTTGTAATTAGAATTGTTATTTAGGATAAGATAGTTACGAGCAACAATAGTGAAATAGGAAAAGGCTTTACCTCTCCCCTCACGAAACATATGCATTTTTTCTACCATAAAGGCAACGACTTCTGCCATAACATCTTCAGGCTGGTCATCAAAATAACTAAACTTCCATTTATTATAGACTATTTCAGCTAGTTTTTCAAATGATTTCTGTATTTTTTCTTTATAGATTCTATCTTTATAAAGTTTATCTGTGCTATTATTATATAATATAATAGCTTGTTCTGTTTCTAAAGTAAAATACTCTTTTGGTTCTTTTTTACGAGGCATCTTCTGTGAATTGTTTGAATCTGACAATTGTGTCTTTTATTTGTTTAAATAGACTACCAACTTCATCATCTTTCTCAAACATTTGCTTATTATCTATTCTACGCAAAGTCTCCAGTAATGTTTCGTTATTTTTAAGTTCCGAATCTATATATTCTTCATATGTTTCTACTTTTAGTAACATATTGTATGTAGTATATGCTAGTATAAAGGTTAATGGCGTTAATATGATTATAATAAGTAGTTCCATAATTTTAGATTATTTCGTAACCTTTTACAAAATACTCATTAGCTTTTTTATATTTTACTTCCACAAATTCACCGGATGGTGATTTCATCAGAATTTTATCGTTTCTGCCAAATGATTCTGCTTTATTTTGGTTTATGTTGTAAATATTTCTGTCTTGTATAGTTATACCATCTAAATGGTCTATCTCATGTTGAACAATAACAGTTTGTAATGTCTCTAATGAAATAGAGTTATTTTTTTGCATTTCCTTATCTTTTTCAGGATTAATTTCAAATATTAGTTCACCTAAATTATCTGTTTTAACTTTTACCCTTTCATGTCTGTATGTGCTGATAGGTTTTCTAATAGTTTTCGGAATAGACAAGCAAGATTCTAAAAATACAAAGTATTCTTTTGACCTCTCTATTATGATAGGATTTACTAAAAACAAATATTCTTTTTCTTCTAAAGAATTGACAATCAAACACACACGCTTATCAATACCAAGTTGGTTTGCCGATATCCCATATCCAATATATTTTTGAATAGCTTCAGATAAAAGTTTATTTAATTCTTCTTCTTCCGTTTTGTCAACAGGCGTATTTGATACGGAATTTAATAGAAACCTATTATAATCTGGATTTGGTAATCCATTTGATTTTCTTTCGTTTGTAATTAATTTCATATTAGTATGTGTTTAAGCTTCTTAGTCCGCTGTATTCGCAAGTGACATTATTTATGAAAGGTAGTATTGCTTTCTCCTTTGCTTTAGCCTCTACCATAATATCTACTTCCAACCCGTATGTATCAGGTAAACGATTAATATAGTCGGAATGTGCTTGCGGTTTTTCCTTTGGGTTGTTTTCGTGCAGTGCTTTTGATTCGGAGTAGTGTACTTCGGGAGTGATACCTTCTGGCCAAGTTGTTGCAGCCAGTTTGAGTGCATCTTCCTCTGACATATCGCCGGTACAGAACTGATGATGGTGATAATCAAATACAATCGGAATACCGGTGCGTTCGTGAATATACATTAGGTCTTTCACACTATACATTGATGCTTTGTCATCATTCTCAACCGTAAGTCGTTTCTGTACGCCGGGTGAGCATCTCTTAAAGTTTTTTACGAATCGGTCTCTGGCCGCCGTTTTATCACCATACACTCCGTTACAATGTATGTTGATATTGTTGTAAGGTGTTTGAGCCAGACCCATCATATCAAATATCAATGCGTGCATCTCAAGGTCTGCTATTGCGTTTTTAACAACGGTTTCGTTTGGAGAGGTTAGAACTACAAACGGGCCGGGATGTGAATTGATACGAATACCATGCTTTGTAGCAAAGTCTCCTGCTTTTTTAAGTTCGGATTTGATTTCCTTTAGGTCTTTTAGTTTAGAAATATCTAATTTGTCTCCCCACGGGATAATAGCCGAACTCAATCGGAAGAATATAATACCATTATCTAAATTCCATTGTAGGATTTTAATAATGTCACGGGCGTTAGCAAGTGTTAGTTCGGATACATAATCCAAACCACGTGCTTCAAATGTACGCTTAATCATTGAACGATTGGTAGTAACTTTCTTACCCATAGAAATGTTAATACACGCGTAGCCTAATTTTTTAGTCATTTTATTCATAATACAACGAATATACAAAATATATTCGGAATTGTCAATCTTTTAGTAAGATTTGATATTGTCGTTGTTTCTTTCTTGTTCTGGTCTTTTATATCTTAACCAAAAATTAACAGCATTCTGGTCGTTTATCCATTTAGATTTATCTGACCAATCAAATGCGGGGTCTGCATAATACGGTACTTTTCCTTCGTTAGAACGATAGTGACTATTTGTTTTACCATATGGTTCATCTATTAAACCATCGCTATCAGTATCATATCCTGCAATACTACCACCAACGATTATAGGTAGTTTTTCTCCCACAGGAGTTGCTTTAAGAGTATCCAACACATCCACTTCGGGCGTATTTGATAATTGCTCCATTGCCTCTAAATCAGAAAATAAATCTTCCTTTACGAGACTAATTTTCTCTGCCGCTTTTGTCAAATTTTCATTTGGTGCCGGCGGATTTTCTATTGCCGAAAAAAAAACTTTTGCATCTTCTTCTGAAGATATTATTGGGGATTCTTTCTTTTCACCATAAACTTCATACATCTTTTGTTTCTGTTCCTTTTCTTTTGCAATATATTCACTTATACCACCATCATCTATAAGTTCGGATATACCTTTCTCTTCTTTCTTTTGACTCATTTGGTTAAATGCTATAACAAGTGCCAAAGCAAGTGGGTCAAATACGAAAACGATTAGGAAGATAAAGAACTTTACAACATAATTAAGATCTAATCCAAATGCATCTGCTACAAATCGGAATCCACCAACTTCTCTTTCAATCTCTATGTTATCGTTCTTTATTTTATTTATTTCGGTATAATATGATGCCTTATCTTCATTTAGTTTGGAAATCTTATCGGAGATTTTACCAATCTCTTCATCTGCCCGCTTAACCATATCACGATAACGTGAAATGCCAGACCCACGATCGGTTGAGGTCTGTATATTCTTTTCTTGTGAGGTTCTGATTGCTGTCTGTGTTTCTAATTGCTTTTCATAACGCACTATCTCCGCATCGGTTTGTGTAATCTTCTGATTCCATACTTCTATCTCTCGTGCGACTTGGTCAATTCGTAAGTTCTGTTGCTGAAACGCATTTGATAGATAACCAAAGATACCTGCGGATGTAATTACCATTAGAATAACCACTGCAATTGTAAGATAGGTCTTAAATAACCATTGAATAGATTCCCACTTTTGTTTCAAGTATGATGCTGCAACTAATTTGGCAAACTCTAATGAACCGGCCATTACCATTACAGCCACAGAGGCGCCACTAAAAAGAATACCCAATCCGGTTACGGAAAAGTATGCAGCAGACCCAGCCACCAATAGGGCTGCTAACGCTACTAACGCTTTAAGCCAATTCATATTATCTTTCGTTATCTATGAGATTACTTATTCTCTCATTTAATTGTTTGATGTCACTTAACACTTTATTGATGTCCTGCTGTGTCAATTGTAGAGCACCATTAAAGTATCTTTCTAATATGGTAACTTTACCATTTAGTGTTTCTAGCAATTGTTGGACTCTGTCTTTATAAACCATACATATTTTGTTTTAACCTACATTATAAATATTTAAGAAAATAAAAAAAGGTAGGATGCCGAAACACCCTACCTGATTATACGAAGAATAAATCAAATTTAGAACTTAATAGATAACTTTTTAGGTTTTGATTCCTCCTTCTTTTCTACAACGATATGCAGAATGCCATTCTCAATTTTTGCGTTTGCAGTTAATCCATCAAAGTCGGAATGTAGTTTGAGAGTTTCGCTAACATCCGATAGAAAAGAATTTTTCAGAGATTTATCTTCTTTGTTCTTTTCCGCTTTAACAAAAATTTTGTCCGTTGTTAACTCTACTTCTACATTTTTGGGGTCATGTCCAAGTACAGAAATTGCTATTTCTAATTTATCTTTTTCTACGTTATAAAGTACATTTGAAGATAATTTGGAATTAATCCAATAGGATGGAGTAACATCAAAAATGGAATCCACATCATTAAATAAGCTTTTGTAATACATAATTTTATTTTGGTTTTGGTTAAACATAAATTTTATACCACCATATGGTCAACTACCATACCACTAGATAATTTCTGACAAAATGTCTTATAAAAAGATAATGTTAATGACATTAAGACATTTTATACTGATTATATTCCTGCCGACAACTCATATGGTCAGCCCAATGTAGAATATAAGGTAGCTCTGTTTTTAGTTGAAAATCTTCTGAATAAGAAATCCAATACTTTTTAGTTCCTTCATTATAAAGACCATCAGCAAGCATTATACCAAGCATTTCTTTTTCCGTATAACTGATTCCATATTTAGCAAGTAGAAACAAAGCACGATGTGTAACATCAAAATACTGAAGATTAGGATTATGCTTGAAGTGTTCTAATTTCTTTTCTCTCGCCCAATTATCAGTTTGAGGTAGATAGTAAGACTCCGTACCATTACCAAGCTTACCTAAGTCGTGATGGAATGCGGCAAAAAATAATTCCTCATCCGTAAAGTCTACTTTTGTACCACCCTCTTCATAAACCTTTTTCAGTTTATAAGCATTACGGGCCACATTCATCACATGGTCAATATATCCCCCAATATAAGCAGAATGGAAATTTAATTTGCCACTTGCAGGTGCAGTAGCCAGTTCTCTTCCAAGTTCCGATTCGGAATACATATGGAGAAGTTTTTCTAACCGTTCACCTTTGAATACTTTCTTTAGTGCTTCGAGGAAGCCGTTGTAGCTGTCCAGTAGTTGCTGTTCTGTTTTTTGTTTCATTTTGTTCTTTTAAGTTTTATAGTTTATTAATTAATAGTCCGACAATATACGAAAAATTTTTCAATTTTCCAACTACTCTGCGATTAAAGATTTTTTAGTGAGTATTTTATACAATAATTCTACTTCCTGTTCTGTTGTTATTTCAGGCAATTGCGTATCAAAACGAATAGTGAATACCGTATTTCCATTATCATCAGTAAATTCATCAGAGTAACTGCTATATAATGCCGGAATAGTTTCCAACATATCTACATTAAATTGGTCTACATCAATAAGTGGTATAACATAATAAAAATATGCTTCACCATCATCTTCTACATCTACCTTATGTGAACGCCATTTAGTGAATGTTGACTCGGTTATTTGTGTTTGATTTAGTATTACCATAACTTTCTGTTAATGTTCGTTGTATTCTGGCACACCATTCATAGTGTTCCCCTTCTTCTAATTTTGACTTTATCCATTCTAATATATCCCTATACTCTTCTCTCTTTACGGAAAAGTATAATTGTAATCCGAAGTATTTTGCTACTGCAATCTCCTTTACCGATTTCTTATTCCAATATGTCATTACAATATCGGCAATATCCCACAATCTAATATAAGTGAATGGCATATCTCTCAATCCATCTTTCCAATCAATGGTTGCCACTAATCTTTCTCTTTTCGCAATTGCTTTTACATTCATCGTCTTAAATCGTAAGTGTAAATGTATTTCGGTAGGGTTTCTATAATCCGTATTCCCTCATCTCCTGCTTTGTATCTTCGGTTAATCTCTACACCATAAGGCCGGTCTAACATAGAGAGGGTTCGTATATGAAACGGTTTACCATCAACTTCTAATCGTTTACCCGGTTGCGTCTTACCAACAAAATGGAAATTGCTTGCACGATAGATAACACCCGTATGACCCTGTTCGGCGTCTGCATACGATATTACAAATTCCCAATCGGTATTTCGTTTCAACCATTTCAGACTACGGCTAACAAAAAATGATTCCGCATTCTTTGGTGTTTCATCTATAAGACATAAACGGCGTAACTCCAATACTTTATCGGGTGCTTCCGGATGATAGGTCTGACCGGCACTTGGGCCGGCGGGTCGTGTATAGATACATACACCAACCATTTCCGGTATCCCAAAACGACCGGGTCGGAATAGACAAAAGGTATGTTTCGCTTGGATATTTACATAATCGGAATAGTGCCATTCGCTTAAAAACTTGCGGACAGTAGCGTTGAAGCCGGTTTCCTCTACAAAATATTCTATTAGTTTACTCATTCCGTATAGACATGGATTGGTGTGAAGGGTCCGAGATGAGCTGACAACAAATTGTAGTCAACCCATTCCATAGCTTCATCTTCCGACATACCTTGAGATACGAATACCTCCCATAACCGTTCAATACTATAAACGGCTTCACCATTAGGTGTAATACCGATTAAAGCCGAATCACATTCATCCCACAATATGGCTTCGGCATTATTTTCTTTAATCCATTCCCGTGTCATACGAATAACATTTATTGGAGCCTCCAGACGGACTCGAACCGCCAACCTACGCATTACAAGTGCGCCGCTCTACCAATTATAGCTATGAAGGCTAAATTAACACCCTAATTTATCCAACTTACAGGTGTCAATGGCTGTCCCCATTTCTGGGTTAGGAATAGTCATTCATCCTCACGAGGTTGAGCTGACTTGCTCTGGAGTTATCCCCTTCACTCCAATGTAGGTTCTCTTACGGATATCACTCCGTTTCTCATCGTATAGAGCATACTATCTGTTGATAAGACAGACCGTGTAGTCAGTACGGGGATCGAACCCGTATTACCAGAATGAAAATCTGGTGTCCTAACCATTAGACGAACCGACCTCATTAATAATTATTAATTAGCACCAAAACCTATCCGTCTTCTCTGCCCGTTATTCTCATCTGATACATGGTGTTTATCCTTATGATTATATATTTCGGTTAGAGTCATAGGTTTATCGGTGATGTAATTAATACCTAAATGTTTTAGTAGACGATTACTATCATCCACCGATAGGGCTTCAAATTTATGTTCTGCAATCAAACGACCTTTACGGAGAAGGGCCGGGTCTATCTTCTTTTTGTCCATGTTGAATGTTGCGACAATCTGTATATTGAGAATGTCGGAAAGAATACCATCGGTTATATTAAGAATGTTAGACACACCCGTACCACCATTTTCATTCCTATCCGTGATAACTCTTTCCGCATCCTCAATAAAAAGAATTGAATTACTATTGTCAATAAGAAAGGGCACCATATCAGGCGATGTAATAAAGTCCGCAAGGAAAGGTGGAATAAAAAGGACTCGCTTATTACGGATACGACTTGCAAGATACTTTAGGTAATGTGTTTTACCGGTACCGGGGTCACCATGTAATAGAACCAATCCTTTTCCCTTTTGTTTATTTAACTTACTAAGAATCGTTTCGTGTATTGGTAAGAATGCTGTTCCATAGTTAAGTGGAATATCAATAGCCTGTTTCGGTAAGTCAAATGTTTCGGTATCATACCCACCTGGCCCAGCAATAACCAAATTTACATTGTTATTTGGTACAGGTGCTTTCTTATAAGAATCAATGATATAATCCCTCACCTGATTGAAAGTCGCCTCTGGCGCATTTGAAGCAAGTGTGAGAGATATGGTTATCCTCTTCTTAATCTTTTTATTCTTATATTGTTTTGGATAGTTGGATACTAATAATAAAATTATACCATCATCCATTTTCCATTCATATACACATGAGGATTTAATTGAAGATTCATCCGGGTCCCAACTTTCAAATGAGAATATATTTTGAAATGGAAATTGTTTTAATAGATTATCCACATCTTCTATAAAATGGCATAGTTCCCTTGTATTGGTGGAAGCCGGCTTATAGAAATGAGTAATCTGTCGGCCTGTTTTGTTTTCAATGTAACTTCCGACAGGAAATTCATCGGAATCAATTGTACGGTAATAAGTTGTTCTCATATTTGTTTCATAAGAATTTGCTGAAATAAACCGATTAGAAGAAAATGAATCCTGCATAGTCAACATACGCATTACCGATTCCGAAATACCATCGAGCTTTCCCTTTCGCTTAAATTTACGAAGGGACTTTGGTTTTTTGGATAAAGGAATTTTCTTTTTAATCATTATAACGAATATACACAAAAAAATAGAGGTATCCAAATCTGAACACCTCTATCTTGTTTATCTTTTCTTGATTTTATTTATTCTTCTTCTTTAGGAATTTTAAGTAATCCATATTCGCATCTAAATTCTTCTTTATAAGGGATTTCTCACTGGAATCTTCTGCTTTCGCCAACTGACTTTTCAGGTCACGAATCATCGCCTCCACATTACCCATTATTACTTTATCTTCAGTAGATTTGGATAAATTGTATTCATTCATAATCTCCTCACGAATGAGTTGACGAAATTGAGACATTGTTATTTTCATAGGTTTTTATTTTATATTACCATTTTCTTAAAATCCAATTATTACCCGGGCCACCTTTTGCGTATATATCAGATGAAGGCATTCCCTTACCATCCGCTTTTACATCTGCAAAATTGTAGTTATCAATAGCCCAGTTGGATCCGTGGCGAATACCCTGATTCGGATTCCCTGGTACATAATCAAAACTTAACTTTGGAAGAGCCTTTTCTAATTCTTGTCCAAATTTAACAAATCCAGTTTTAGGATTTGCACCTTTGTGTTTATTCATCAAATCTTTAATAATTTGAATTTCAGAACTACTAGGTTTACCTTCCTGTAGTTTCACCTTTTGAATCTCCTCACGGATGATTTGTCTTAATTGCGTTGTTGTGATTTTCATATAGGGATACTTTATGGTAATAAATATATCGGAAACCGAAAAACGAAAAGGGGGTTGGGGGAGGGTCGTTCCGCACAAAAAAGTAGTCGTTCTCTACGGAATTTTTGTTAAAACCTAATACATTTTCTATTGATAGAGCCTCTTCAGCCCCTCATCCATACGAATCGGCCAACTATAATACGGCCGTTGGTGCCTGTTGCGTCTCCAACTGCCCCGTGTTTGGATTGTAAGTAAAGGTAGTAGCACCGGCTCCGCCGCCTCCACCACCACCGCTTCCGCCCGATATATACTTCGTTTCGTTTATTATCAATTTCACAAAGCGTGGTGGTTGTAATTCATAGACCTGGCGGCCCGGTAGTGAGTTGTGTAGTTCACGTATAACATTACTCTCCCGATTAATACGATTCCATACGGTACAAACCCCAACGAGGTAATCACGAAGTACCTCCGGTATAGATGTGGCCGCATCCGGTATGCCCGTTGTGCCCGCATATTGTGGTTGCGCAAATGTGCGAGTTAACCATTCTATTTCGGAACGATAGGCATCCCAAGGCCCGGCGGCCGTATCGGTATAGGGTTCGGGTGTACGATTGATTGGAGACGATACGGGCGATAGGAATGGTTCATAGTTTATACCACGCGCCAACCGGTCTTCCGCTTCCAATCGGTATTCTCGTATCTCTTCCGGTGTTGCATTACGACCCGGTTCGGGCACACGCTCAATGAAATCGCCCGGCCGGCGCGGTTCGTTCCATGCATAACGAAGCGGCCGCCATCTCTGCGTCAGACTACCCGTTGGATGCCCGGCTTCGGTGGCGTCAAGCGTCCAATCAATTTGTTCGTAGAGTTCATCTATCCACATCTCATCGCCCAACGGGCCGTGGAATATCCAATCGGAACTGGCCATTCCGGCCACCCATAGAGGATTAGCTTGGTCACGCCACACCCGACGCAGTTCATTTGTCCTAACGACCGCAGTTGGTGCGGCGCAACCAACCGTTACGCTCGGCGGGTAGTCTTCGGGACGACCGCTACCGGAGGGAGCAACGACCACCGAGCCGTTCCGCACATCGGTATAGTGAGGATTTTCGTAATGAGAACGAATCAATCGGAATCGGGTGGTCGGCGATGTTATCCTCCTCGGGCCGCCGTTATCAGCCATAATGGAACCCGATATGGTAACAATTAGGGTTTTAACCCCCGTAAGCGCCGGTATATAATTACGGCGAGGCCCGTTATCAAACGAAATCGGCTGCGGGCGAACCCGGCGGTCATCGCGTGAACCCGTACTCGTACGAGACACATACCAACGACCTAACACATCATCATTAAGACCGGTTACTACGGAATCGCCCGGCCACTCTCTAAGGATTTCCGTATCGGAATCGGCCGCCTGACGGGACTGATTCTGTTGTGCCACCCATCTCGGGCGCCCCTCCCATCCCCTATAATAATAGTTACGGAAATTGTAACCGCCCCCATCGGCCGCTTCGGTATCGGTCGGTGGTGGGGGCGGAGGTAATTCGCCCGGCACAACACGCGCCTCCAGAGATGCCGCTATCAGTTCCTCCTGTGTGGGAGTCGGCAGCGGTGGCGGGACGGGCCGTTCAACTATTTTACACCTTTCCATTTTCCGATTTTCGTTTGGGTTTCCGTTTTCCGGCTATCTCCTGCCATGCTTTTGACCAGACCTTTCGGTTTGTCCACTCCGGGTTATCCCGTTGTAACCAAAATGTCCGGCGGGATACCTCCCGATATTTTCCCGCATGTACCGCATCGGCGATTATCCGATTGACACGCACTTCATCCGATACCGATTGATACCGTTTACGGCCGCTCGGTTTGGTGATGTTCGGGTCGGCCTTTATATCGGTGAAGGTAATTTGCGTTGCGACTCCGACACCGACTGCGAACTCCTCTGCTATAGCACGATATGTTTCAATTCTCCACATTATTTCCGCTCTGATTTACGGTAAACTATGTAACCAAGTATGTATATCCCAAATAAAACAATTAATGCCATACTCTATTTCGTTTTAGTTTTTTCCTCATCTTCGGTACGAATCCAACTGACCGCCCACCATATAATTATTGTACCAAGCGATATCGTTACAATCCATTCCATTATCTCTTACAACCGCAATGACCACCACACGGGCAATCCGAATCGGTTTTCGCTTGTTCTCGTAAGGAGTCCCATATCAACCAAACGGCCGCTACGGTGATTCCTACTACTAATAGGTTCTGTATCGTTTCCGTCATAATCTAAAAATGTAAGGTTATCTGGCCGGTTTCGCTTTCGGTAAAGGAGCAGGTTCCTAACTGATTGTGTAAACGGAATATAACTGGGTGTCCCCAATCGTTATCAGGGATTGATACCGGATAGGTTTCTCCGTTTTCAGTATAGGCCACTATCTGTGAAAATTCGTATCGGGTCCAATTTTCTGGACAATATACTCTTTGTAGTACATGATAGGTAGGTACTCCTGCGGCGAGTTCATCCCCTGTAGTTGTATTTACCATTCTTAATAAGTCACATTGTTCTTCCATAAAATCTTTATTTTAAGTTTTTTAATCTTTTAATCTTTACTATTGTCGGTTGACCTGTGGTATCGTTTACCTCAAGCTCCATCATAAATATATGTCCAACACTATTTACCATCATATGTACATTCCGATATCCTCCCACATGATGTAGCGTATCGAACGGAATTTCCATTCTTTCCGTTTCTGAAATTGCTGTTGGAACACATGACATACATAACACCATTATCCATGTCATTATTCTTTTCATCGTTTATTACATTCATTCCATTTAATTATCAATTCACCAAGCACTTCTAATCTTCCAATAATTCTTTGGAATTGGGTTTGTTCCATATTTAGGGATCCACCAAGTAGGTTTCCTACTTCGTTTAGTATTTGTTTCAATTCACGCGATGCTTCCAACGGAACGAACTTACCATCCTTTGCTACCTCATAGTAAGGTAGTTTAACTACAAAGTGTTCGTAGGTTAGAAGTGCGGGTCCACCTTTCTTTTTGGCGTCATCCGATATCTTCTTTGCTCCGTCAAATCTCTTCTGAGCGAACTCACAAAACTCACCTGTAGTATTGTCTTTAACAACAAGTTCTACATTTGCTTCTATGTCTATTAGGTTTGTTAATCGTATCATCGTTTTATCACATTTATGTACTAATAAAT